GCCGTTTCCTTGACATATCCAAATGGTTTGGATATTGCTTTGGATTTGGACGCTGCATCTTTTATGGTAAAGGGTGCTCAATTGCCTGGTTCTACTATCGCACCTGTGATGGTTCCGTTTAGGGGTCGTCAATTACAGGTTGCTGGTGATAGAACTTTTGAACCTTGGACAATTACTGTTATTAATGATACTAATTTCGCAGTCCGTAATGCTATGGAAGTGTGGATGGGTAGAATTAATAATCACTTAAATAACACGGGGTTGGTAACTCCATCTTCATATATGGCGGATTTGTGGGTTAAACAACTCGACAAAGATGGTACGCCAGTTAAGACGTATAAGATGACAGGCTGTTGGCCTTCAACTTTAGCGCCGATTGAAGTTGCATACGACCAAGAAGGAACAATTGAAGAATTCACAGTTGAATTCCAGATTACCTATTGGTCAGCCTTCGAAGGTGATGAGGGTGATTCTTTAACTAGATAACTACGTAAAAATCATAGGGTACTCGAAAGAGTACCCTTAATTTAGTGTATAAATACAAGTACATTAACTTAAGGGTGTAACAACACATAAAATACTATGGCAGAAAACGAAAGAAGTTTATTCGGTTTCACGATTAAACGAAAAAAAACAGCCGAGGATAAAGTCGCAAAGACGTTCAGTCGAGACGAAGAAGACGGCTCATATCAGATATCCCCGACGGGCGGTTATTTTGGACAATACTTAGATATAAACGGTGATGAGTTTAAATCTGATGTTGAATTAATATTAAAGTACCGCAATATCACAACATATCCCGAAGTAGATGCAGCGATTGAAGATATCGTTAATGAGTCTATTACTAAACCCGAAGCTGGGGCAGTTGTTACTTTAAACACCGATAATCTAGACCAAGCGGATAATGTTAAAAAACTAATTACAGAGGAATTTGAGAATATACTTAAAATCCTCGACTTCAACAACAAAGGTTACGATTTATTCCGACGTTGGTATGTAGATGGTAGATTATTCTATCATGTTATTATCGGTAACAAAGCCGAAGCAGGTATTAAAGAACTGAAACCAATTGACCCTACTAAAATACGGAAGATGAAAGAAGTTGAAAAGGTTAAACAACCCGGCACAGCAGTAGAGTTAATTAAGACGGTGGGGGAATACTACCTTTATACTGATGATGAACACGGAGGTGTCTCAAACGAACAAGGTTTAAAGATATCCCCAGACGCAATCATACAAGTTAACTCAGGATTACTTAACGAGAAAAGAGATAAGGTAATTGGGTATCTACATAAGGCACTCAAACCAATGAACCAACTATCTATGATGGAAGATTCAATGGTCATTTATCGTATATCAAGAGCTCCTGAAAGACGTATATTCTATATTGATGTGGGTAACTTACCGAAAGGAAAGGCAGAAGAATACCTTAACAATACAATGAACAAGTATCGTAACAAGATTGTATACGACCCAACAACAGGTGATTTAAAAGACCAAAGAGACCATAAGAGTATTATGGAAGATTTTTGGTTGCCTCGTAGGGAAGGTGGTAGAGGTACAGAGATATCAACACTCCCTGGCGGACAAAACCTTGGGGAAGTGGAAGATGTAGAGTACTTCCAAAAGAAATTATACAGGTCTTTGAACGTACCACTATCCAGATTAGAACAGGATTCCACATTTAATGTTGGTAGAACATCAGAGATTACTAGAGATGAACTTAAATTCCAGAAGTTTGTCGATAGAATTAGAATTAAATTCAATGGTTTATTCTTACAGGCACTTGAAAGACAACTTATCCTTAAAAAGATTATTGTTCCGTCTGATTGGGCTGAGATTAAATCACAGATTTTTATTGACTTCTCAAAGGATAATCATTATGCCGAACTTAAAGATACAGAGGTTTTAACTGCACGTCTTGAAGTTCTTTCAATAATGGATGAGTATGTTGGTACATATTATTCAAGAGAATGGGTTAGAAAGAACATTTTACGACAAAATGATGACTTAATAAAGGAAATCGCAAAGCAAAATGAGGAAGAACCAGCTGAAGATGAAGACGAGGATATGTAAAAACCTTATCTGAAATCGAAAATTTTATAAATATATAATACGGAGACACTATGAGTATTGACGAACTAATTAGTAATGTGAAAAGGGGGGACGCACAATCGTCCAATAATTCGTTTAATTCTATCATGGCAGATAAGATAAATTCTGCGTTGGATAGTAAAAAACAAGATGTTGCACAAAAACTATATGGAGAGGAAGTTCCTATAGAAGAACCTGCGACGGAAGAACCGACAGCAGAGGAAACGCCAAATAGTGAAAACATTTAAAGATTCGTTTAACTTAATAGTCGAAAAGAAAATGAAATTGCCTTCTGGTGAGAAGGTGGTTAAAGAACTATCTCGTTTGGGTAAAAAGAAAAACGTTGATGCGGTGATATCGAAAAAGGGTTCTTCATTCAACTTATATGTTGATGGCCAGATGCTCGATACTTTTAAATCCGAGAAAGATGCTGAAAAGGGTTTAAAAGAATTTATTAAGGTAATGGGTGTATGATAAAGATATCAGAAATCAGAAAACTTGATGAAAAATGGAATGAAAAACTTTCCATTAAAGCATTAGGAGAATATCGTAAAGTATATAATATGATGAAGAAAACTGGAGTTGATAACAAGTTTATTAAATCAATGGAAAAGTTTTATGATGATTTAGTAATTGGTGGTATGTATACTTCCCGTGGTGCTGAAGAAAAGGGAATTGTAAAGATTGATGGTAAAACCAAATATAAAAATGCTAATTGGTAGAAATAGGAGATAACATGAAGTTAATCGCAGAATATACAGATTCGAACCTTGGTTATTCAATACAAGAAGATAAAAAGACAGGTAAGAAGAATGTCTTTATCGAAGGAGTATTCATGTCTGCAGAGTCAAAGAACAGAAATGGTAGGATTTATACCAAAGAAGTTCTTGAAAAGGCAGTAAAAAAATACATTGAAGACCAAGTAATTACAGGTCGTGCTGTAGGTGAGTTAAATCACCCAGACGGCCCATCTATTAATTTAGATAAAGTTTCTCACAGAATTACTGAACTTAATTGGGAAGGTAATGATGTGAAAGGAAAGGCACTGGTGTTAGACACTCCAATGGGTCAGGTTGTAAAAGGTCTGGTCGAAGGTGGTGTTCAACTTGGTGTCTCTAGTCGTGGTATGGGAAGTCTAGAAATGAAAAATGGTGCAAACTATGTTAAGGATGATTTTATGCTTAACACAGTTGATATCGTTCAAGACCCATCAGCTCAAAACTGTTTTGTTAACGGTATTTTTGAGGGAACTGAATGGAGAAGGGACGAGGAAGGTCATTATATTCCTTTCAAGGCTGTTGAAGAAGGTGAGACTGAAATGAAGGAGCCAGAAGTGGTTGAAGAACCTATTGTCGAAGAAATTATCGATAATAGTCCGTCTGAAATCGCAGGGTTTGAGCATTTCCTCTCTAAACTATAACTCTCTAGGAGTAAAATATGTCTGAGAAAATTAAAGACGAAGTTGCTGAAGAGTCTGTAGTTGAGGAAACTGTTGAAGAGGTAGTTGAAGAAACTACAAATGAAACGGAAGCACCTTTAACTAAGGCTCGTACGTTATCAGCAATTTATGCTTCTTTACAAGAACAAAGTAAAGAAGAGCTTGCCGAGTTATTGGAGGCGTCTAAGAAAAAGGCAGAGGCTAAGGCTAAAACCGAAGACGACGAAGATGATGAGGAAGATGATGACGAAGATGAGGGTGATGTAGAAGAAGGCAATGAACCAAAGACTAAACCTTTGAAGAAAAAGAAGGTTAAAGCGGACGACGGTTCAGAAGGCGACGTAGTAGAGAAGAAGGGTAAATTCAAGGAAGATATTGAGGCACTTGCTAAAGGTGAAGATTCTCTTTCTGAAGGCTTTAAAGAAAAAGCTGCCACGATTTTCGAAGCTGCATTACAACAAAAAACTGCTACTAAAATCGCAGAGTTAGAGGATACTTATGCCTCTGACCTTGCTGAAGAAGTACAAGCGGTTAAAGAAGACATGGTTGACAAAGTAGATGGTTATCTCAACTACGTAGTTGAGAACTGGATGAAAGAAAACGAAGTTGCAATTGAGCATTCTTTGAAGTCTGAAATCACAGAATCATTTATTGATGCAATGCATGGAGTCTTTACTGAGCATTATATTAATGTTCCAGAAGATAAGGTTGAAATTGTTGATGCCTTAACTGAAGAACTAACTGATGCTAAAGACCAACTTAACAAGTCTACTGAAGATGCGAAAGAACTATCTGAGAAAGTGAAAGCTTTTGAAAGACAAGCTACAGTATCAGAAGCGACTGAAGGTCTTGCAAGTACTGAAGCTGCAAAAATTTCTAAGTTATGTGAAGGTATAGAAGCCGAAGATAACGAAGATTTTGCGACTAAAGTTGCAACAATTAAAGAGTCTTACCTTAATAAGGATACAGCGACTGCAGAAACGGAAGTTGATGCTATCTCTGAAGACAACGGTAGTGCTGAAGTAACTGACCAAATGGCCAAGTACATCGCTGCTATTAATAAAACCAAGCCTGGTGTAAGTGATTCTGAGAATCCATTTACATCTAAAGGTTAATTCTATATAGGAGATAATATGTCAATAGAATTACAAGCTGATATGCTACAGGAAAAATGGGCACCTGTACTAGAAACAGAGGGTGGTATCACAGATACTCATAAAAAAGCGGTAACAGCTATCCTCTTGGAAAATCAGGAAATAGCCCTTAAAGAGGATGCAGTAGCTGGCGGTAACGCAACTACTACTGGAGCAATCGATAACTTCGACCCTATCCTCATTTCACTAGTAAGACGTTCTGTGCCAAATCTTTTGGCATTTGAAGTTGCTGGTGTTCAACCAATGAAAGGCCCAACTGGTCTGATTTTTGCACTAAAATCAAACTATGCTGACGGTACTGACGGTACAGACCAAACAGAAGCTTTGTTTAACGAAGCTGACGACTCGTTCTCAGGAACTGGTTCTGCTGGTTCTGGTACTGGTATGGCAACAGCTAGTGCAGAAGGTGATATTTCTGCAACAATGGGTTTTGA